TTATATAACGTTCTAAGTCATTCATATTTTTAGCTTTGAAGATATTAACTACTAACTCAGAATCAGCCAATCCCGCTTTAATTAATTCAGGACTAACAGATTTTAAAGCCTCCATATCTCTATATGTTCGAGTACTATCTTCGATATGAATATCAAAATCAGTTATAGTATAGTGTTCAGGCAATGCAGTAAACAATTTAGCATATTTATCTCCTAAAATTATTGCACCTTTTAATCCCTTTTTAAATACTATTTTAGCTAGATTTAACATATCATAGTTAACTTCTTTATACATTAAATCCATTGCATCAAAGTACTGTTTAGTTAATAGAGTAGATTGTTTAATTCCAACTTGTACGTTTGAAACAGCGTCTCGTTGCTCTATTTGACCTAGTTTTTCTTGGAATACTCCTGTAATAGATGATGCTTGTTGTTCAACAGATTGAATTGCAAGTTGTATTGCTTGTATTGCTTGAACTTTCACTGTATCGTCAAATCCGTTAAAAATAGTATTTAACGATTGCCCTTCTTGAGAACTATCTAAAATAGCTACACCATTCTTTTTTCAAGCTAATCACTTTTGAATTCTTTCAGGCATTTCAACTCCTAATGCTTCAGGAACGTTAGCTAAGTCTAACCATTCGCCAACAGTTCCACTAGAAGCAATTAAGTTGTCTCTATAGAACAATAGCATATCGTATTTGTCTTGCAAGTCAGAAGTAGCTAAAATAAGAGAGAACGGTTGCCCGTTTTTATCTAAAAAGAATGTTCCGTTAACTGATAATGTACATTTACTTGGATAATCAGAAGAGCGTACTACATATTTAGATTCACCTCTAGTAATATAAATATCATTTCCAATTTTTACACCTTCGTGTCTAGTTAAATACCCTGTTTTTTTATTAACTTCAAGTCATTCAACTTCATAAACTGGAATCGTATTAAGTAATCTATGTCCATTTATTGTTTCATCAAATGGCAACATTGGAGTTACTTCTAATCCTCCTAATATACCTGTACTTGTTCCTTCCAAGATAGTTCCTGTATCAGTTCTAATTTCTGTATTAGCTGCTGGAACTCTTACAAATACACTGTTAAAATATGCTTGATTCTTATGAAAATCATTATCTAAAGATTCTAGAGCTTCTGAAGTTAATTCATCGTGATACCGATTAATTATTTCCTCTTTAGTCATGTACTTACGAATAACTGCTCGATAAGAATCTTTTAAATAATAAGAATTAGTATTACGTTCAATAAAGGTATTTAGAGGATTTAATATTTCTAATGATACATTTTCTCCATTTTCAGTTGGAATCACTCGATAATAACATGTTCCTGTAATCAAGAGATCTAAAAATAACTCTCGCATCTTATTTTTTAAATCTATGTTGCGAGATTGACGTAAATATATTAGTATATTTTGTGCTGCAATTTCATATTCAGAAGTGAAAGATTCTTCTGTATCTGCAATTAATTTATCTAATTCTGCCTGAATAAATGGATCATTATTTGCAAGTTCTCTGTTATCTAATAGTATCGGAATAATAGAATTTTGTAAATATGATTTTAAATACTTATAGACAGTTTCGTTAATTTTTAATTGCTTTTCTCGCATAATATTAGAAACAGTTTTAGAATCTTTACAAGATATTTTTAAATCAGGTTCTAATCCTAAATACTCTCCAATTAATACATCAATATGTTTTTTAATTAAAGGAGTAAAATTAATAGAGGTAGGAGTACCTATTCCAAAATTATCTTCTAAATGTCTAAACTGTTCTGCATCTCTAGTACAATGATAATAGTTATATGCTTTTCTAAGCTTAACTTTATCGTAGACCAGTTCAGCAATTGTCTTTTTAATTTTTTCAATATCTGTATTATTCATTATAATATATCGTTATTACAATAATCGTCTGTATCGATACATTGTGACTCATATCATTCGTGTTTAATTGCTCGGAAATGATGTGCTCGTTCTATTTGGCGTTTACGTAAGTCCTTAGCAATAAACTTTAGAAATGATTCTTTATCTCCTTGATAATTAATAACCATAGGAGACATTTCTTGGTTTAGATATAAGTTTAATGTAAAATCATCTTCACTTTCGATTACTTTTAAGTGTCCAATATACTTACAACATGTAACTTTTTCAATAATATCTAAAACCTCTTTTTCTAATTGTGTCATGTTGTTGGAATTATACCATATCGTTTATATCCTCTGTCGTCAATATATCATCCAATATCTTTTCAAGTTTTAGTAACTTCGTTTTTAACTTTAGGATTAATTCCAGTTAATTCTTCATCCGCCATTTCACACATCTCAAGAGCAGCTACAATATCAAATTTTCTTTTATTTTCGTATGAATAGTTTAGTAACTGTTCAAGCATTTCATCAGAATCAATTCCATAACAGTAATCATTTACAAAGTTATTAATCAATTCTAATCCATGTTTAATAATAGTTTCTGTTGCAGGTACCCCTATCATGGCCGAATTTCCTTTTTTTATATCTCCTAAACTAGATTTTGGACGTCGCATAAATAGAGAATCTTTCTTTTTTTCTCTAAAGTAAGTTAATATACTGATTTTTGTATGTTCAAGTAACGCCTTACAATTGTACCATACTAAAATCTTCATTGCGTTTTCATAAGCTTCTCGTATGTCTCTTGGGCGATCTTTATAAATACAAACATATTTAGGTTCGTTTAAACCAAATACTCTTCTTTTTACAACAATACAAAAATCTGATACATCGTATTGTGTTGCAGAATCCCCAGTACCCTGATCGATAGAGTCTATTCCTGCAACATATAAATTATTATATATATTACCTTCGCTATCTCGTTTTGGTTCTTCGTAAACTAATATTTTACTATTAGGACTAGATACTGCTTTAACTTTATTTCGAGAATTATCGTTATCTTCTCTATCTCATAATAACGCTATATGTTGAGGAGAAGTTCCCATTTTATGTACTCGAATCTGAGTAATTCTATCTGCAATTAATACGGAATCAAATATATTTTCACCTTGTCGTAATAATGCTTCTTTAGGAGTAAAACAATATTCTGAACAATACTCTAATAACCGTTCTCCTGATTTTAATTTGCGTTGTTCTTCATAAAAAGCTTTAGCTCGTTTAGTATCGGTTACTCCTCGATTATCAACATATCCAGGACGCATCATAAATTCATATGCTGGAATAAAGAACCCAGTATACTGTGCAGTACCATCATCTGAATAGAAGTTTTTATATGGAAGTACTCCTGCGCTTAATGGATCTTCAAACATTTTAGCTAAACCAGCTAGAGCAGGCCCCATATCACCTCCCGTCCCTCATGCGATCTTAATCCCGACTCTAGCTCCTCCTAGTTCAACTAGAGCAGTACCTTGCGTTCACGATGTTGAAAGTATTGGATTAGATCCAGCCTCTTCAAATAAGAGTCTATCTACACGTTCACCTCTAATTTTTCTTGGGTGATCTGCTGTTATTCCTTCTATATCAGCCATTCGCCCAAATTCTATGCCTTCACTATCAACAAGAGATGCACGTTTGTGTTTTATATTATCGATTTTCTGACGAAGTCGTTTCATACCTCCGTCAGTATTTTGATTTAATCAGTTTAATTGTACTCAGCATTTACCTAATACAGTATCAACATAACTCTCAGTATATGCTGTATAAATAGTAGTAAAACCTTTAGTAGTAATAAAAGGACGAACACCCAAACAAGCTCCAATTTCTGAAAAACCTCAATTTTTGTTATCTCTAAGGCTTTTTATCCCTAGACTCTTATAATTTCTTATAAGTTCAGCATATATTTTCATCCTTAACTAAATATTAGGATGTTTCGCTCTCGTGGAAAGTTTATCTCTGTGATTCCTTTCTATGCGTTACGATGGTCAGTGATTAATTGACTTATCTCGCTGTTAACATAGTGATTTTAATCACCTTAGTCTTCTGCGATATAGCGAAATTTATTACTTTTATATTACTATAAAAGAGGGCAGGTATTAGTTTACCCCACGAGATTTTAATGCAACACAATCTTTATAAAGATATTCGCACATTTCTAGATAGTGAAAATATTCATATTGTTTTGCAAAAAAAGTTGGAAATGCTTCGGTACGTCCCGCACCAGCTTTTTTCTCTCCATCAACAGTTTTCATTCGATAGAAATTCAAAAAGAAATAATGATCTCCAGTTATCCTATATTTTCCAACAGTATAACCATCTACACAACGTTTATACTGTTCTGTTCAATAATCACGATAAGGTTTGCTATTTTTAGGATATTCTGTATAATGTCCTCTTTCCATAAACAATCTACCTGCCTCAGTAAATGGAGTTGGATCAAAATCTAAACCTTGAGTTTCATTTATAGGTCTATAACCAGTTAATTCATAAGATAATTCTGGATCAAAATATAATATTTCTTCATCAAGAGGAACATCTCACGCACCATTGCGTTTTCTATGTCCTTCCTTAGGAAACTCATAATATGGACTTTCCTCTTCGTCTTCTGTTTTTGATACAGTTATATCTTGAAATAATTTCTTTTTTAATTCTTCTTCATATCTGTCTGCAAATGTAGGTAAAGTTGCAGGAGGATTTTTTCTTGGTCTACCTCGTTTTCGTTTTACTTCTTGTTCCATTATTTATATTTTTATCTTTGGAGTTGATCCATATCTCCAAAACCTGGCTCGTTATCTGCTCTTAATTTGGATTGTGCTTTTAAACCTTTCTTATATGTAAGTTCGAGTTCCTTTAAATAAGCATCCATTTTTCCAATTTGAGTTAAACTTTCCATAATTTTTTTAGGATCGTTAATATATTTACCTCCATTTAATTCATCTCTTTCGTTAAAATCGATTGAATCTAAAAATACTCTCATCTTTTCTAAAGTTCTAAATGCAGTTTTAATCAAACTTAGAATTCTTGATGAATCTTTAAGTTCTATATATTTTCTACAAGCAGCTCTAAAAGTTTCATCATTAAACTCTTTTTCAGTAAGTCCGCTATCTTCCATAGCTGCTTGATGTTTCTCTTGTTCTAAGTATTCAAAATATGGAGATTTATAGTCTAAAGCTAAATAAATATATGCAAATTCTCTGTAAGCACGTAAACGTTTAATACCTTTAGGATCTTCTTTACATTTATTTCTGTCTTCGTTTCATAGAGCTGCAAATTCTTTAATTAGCAAAATAGAATATTCATTAATCTCTAATCTCTGTAAATCATTATTAAATATAAATAAATCCATATTATTCCTTATAAAACAAAGAGATGTATACTACATCTCTTATTTAACTCCATATTCTTTCCATCTTTGTTGATAAAAATCATATTCGGGCGATCCTTTTTTATACAAATGTGGCTTAACTGCAATGTCAGTAGGATCTGCAATTCTCTTAAAAGATGTATCAGGAACTATAACTTGTCTTTCAACATATCCCTCATTTGGAGTTATAATTCGATCTTTAAAATTTATAGGAGAATAAACAACTCTTTTATATGTTCTAGTAGGACCACTAACAATTTTTGGAAGTTTTGTTTCTTTAGCTCGATTAAAGCCTCAATCAAATCCTATTAGATCTAAAAGAGTTCCGACAAGTCCAGGTTGATAAGGAATATAATTAGTTTTACTTTTGTTTTCTTTAACTTCTGTTCCTTTTTCAGCTTTTACAATTTTCTTAGTATCACATCCGCAGGCAC